TTAAAGCGCCAGTTTCGTGTTCAGCATTGCCACCTGCTCGCTGTTCATTTCTTCTATCCATGTAGCATAGATTTCATACACCATCTGCGCATTTTCGTGCCCCATCTGATTGGCAATAAAAGACGGGTTAGCGCCTGCTGATAATAACCAACATGCGAAAGTGTGCCGTGTATGGTACGGATTGCGGCGACGAATGCCAGCACGTTTTACAGCAGAGTCCCAGCGAGCTGCAATACTGCCCAGTGAGTAGTGTGCTTTCTGGACTCCGTTTCTTACCCGAGGCATAAAAACAAAATGGACACACTGCTTTTCAGTCAGTCCGTATTCACGGTGGTGGAAAGTGATCTCCGTTTTCGGGAAACGACCAGTCAGTTCGCGCTGGGCTAAAAGCGCGCTAATTGCTGGTTGAAGCAGAGTTACAGTCCGGAACCCCGCATCGGTTTTGGGTGGACCAAACATTCCCAGGGTATTAAGGTTCCTTTTTACACTTACGGTACCGCCAGCTAGATCGATATCTTCCCAGGCGAGCGCAGCAAGCTCGCCATGCCTCAGCCCGGAATAGATAGCGAACTGCCATAGATTTCTCTTCTGACCATGGTTTGCCTTCATGAGCAGATCAAATTCTGCGCGGGATAGTGGGTCGGGTTTGGGGTTGCTTTTCTGCAGCTTCTTTATTCCCGTGTATGCCTTTTCGGTGGTAAACCCAGAGCGATGAGCAAATCGAAGAATGGAGCAGAGCAGAGAAATGTAATTGTCTACCGTCCTTACGCTGCGGCCAATTTTGTTAGATCGAAGATGCAGGGCATACATTGTCTCTCCCTCGAGCAGCTCTGTTCGATAGCGCAGAATATCATTATACGTAATCTCCCGGATGAGGGTGTCAGCGCCGACAATAACTACGATAGTTCTCAGCTGTGATGCCGTTTTGCGAAGTGTGTTGGCGCAAAGTTCGATTTTACGGTTAGCCAGCCAGGTATCGACGAGTTCGCCGAAAAAACGTAGCTGAACGGTACCGGTTGTTTCGTCTGCCTTTGTTGAATCAGGGAAGCGGGAGCGGTAATTAAATTCCCCAAGTGAGATTTCACTGACGATGACCATTCTTAACTGGCCTGCTTTCTTTATATTGGCAAGGGTGGGTAACCACCCTTTAAGAAGTTCCCGGCAACGCTTACCTTTATACATGAACCAGATGCGAATGCTTTGACCGCGAAGCTCCACACCCGGTGGTAAGTCTGCCATTTTATGCTTCCTGTATCATCTGGTTGATCTTGGGGTAGTTGTACCAGGTTATTCCGCGTGTGGTCTGAATACCGGTAGGAGAATGCCGCTTGAAGTGGATCCCCTCAATCCAGCAACCCTGGCGGTATTTTTCAATCTGGCGGATATCCAGACCGGTTTTAGCAGCCAGCTTTTCTGCGACAACCCATTCTTCGTTAAAAATTACCTGTGCCATCTTTCACCTCAGGTAGCCGACATCAGTATAAAGATGCCGGTAGTTGAAATTTGATATTTCGTTATCAGGAAACCTGACCCGGCAGCGCGCGCAACCGACGCATACCTGTCATTGCCGTGGCCACGTAACTCGCCTTACGGTTCACTACTTCCACCCAGACCTTCACGCCTTCAACTCTCACCGTGTACGTTTCTTTCATCTTGCTGCGCCCGTAGTCGCCGTAGCGGTCGTGATGAGTGGCCAGCGCGATGTCGCATGCTTGACGCGCTAACGGGGATTGCTGATTACCTCGGTTAATCAGTCGCATTGCATCTCCTCAATGGGAGGGCAAACCCTCCCAAGTCTGTTAGCCCATGTATTCCGGTTTCATATCCGCCAGGGTGATACTGAATTGATCGTGCAGTTCGTCGCCCAGGTGACGTTTCGCCGTCGCCAGCACTCGTTCAGCTTCCCCGAATCGCGCTGCTGCATCCGGTTCGTCCGGAGACGGTAGGGAGTTGATCGCGGCTTCAACCTTGTTACGAGAATCAACCAGGTAATAGCGTTTCACTGCCTTGTTCTTCAGCTCGGTGAACAGGGCAGAGCCGAGCGTGGTCTTCGCGCTTTCGATATCAGCGCGGAGTGCTTTGGCGCTGTCCACATCCTGCGCAGCATCGATGCGCTCGCGGAAATCATCGGCAAGAGAGTCGATATTTACCGACGATTCCTGTGCGCTTTGCGTAGTTGTGACAGTGTCACCTGAGATATCGGCCAGGTTTACGTGCTTCGGTGCCGGGTTAATCTCTCTCTCAGTGCGCGGCTCAACTTCATCTGGGCTGTATACGCCGAGGATGACTTCAGGGCAGTACAGGCGAGCCCAGTACTTTACTGCCAGATAAGCTATCTGCTGTTTCGGTGCAGTTTTCCACAATGGAGAGTTACGTGTGGTGGTATCTGCCAGGTAGATTGGCTCACCCCAGGTGATTTCATCTTCTCCTCGCAGTACGGCGCCGACCCGGATAAATAGGCCTAATTCATCGCGGCCGTCTTTTTTCCCGGCGATCTTCTCCCAGTCACCGCCATATTCGTAATGGAAGCGACCAATAATGGCGCTGGAACTGGAAATCACTGCGTTAACCAACTGCGCTTCGTAACCCAGAACGCCATTCACTAGGTGCGTTTTCTGGGCGACCGCATATGGGTTCATTCCCCACTGCATAGCCTGCATGACGATAGCCATACAGTCGGCAGGTTTCCCCGCCAGGTGTTTGGGAACGGTGACGGCAGACTGCGCCATCAATTCAGCGAAAGAGGTGAGCTGGCCTAGCGCCTGCACGTTGAATACAGCGTTACTGGCGGAAATGGTGTTTGGTGCCTGCTCGGTTGTAATGATGTTGGTATTTTGCATGGTCAAATCCTCCATTAAGCCAGACGCAACGCTTCAAGGCGGCGCAGGTCGAAGTCGTTCAGTTCGTCGGTGTAATCAGCGGTGATCGGCGCTGGCCATTCGCCAGTGTCAAAGCCAGTGGCGATAGCGCGCATCGCCTTGCGGTACTCGAGCATGCCCAGTTCCAGCAGTTCGGCGGATGCCTCGATGATAGCGATCCAGTGGTAGTTCTCGTCTTTGTTGACGAAAATCCAGAAGAACTGGTCCAGTGCTGCGGTCTCGCAATACATAGCCGCGCTCAGATGGTAGTCACGGTCAATGATTTCCCGGTGCAGCCTGGCACGCAGGCCTTCCTGCTTAACGTTCCACATGCTGATGGTTTTCAGGTCGGCGCCGATGCGCACGCCGTCCAGGTCGATCTCCAGATCCGGACGAACGCGGACTTCCAGACCGGTTTCGTCGTCAAAGCCAAAGTAGCTGACTTCTACTGCGCGGCTCGGGTGTGTCAGTAGCTTGCCCGCGGCCGGGTGCTGGAGTAGGGCTTTCTGAATACTAAGTGCAGTGCTCAGTTGCTGGCGGGTAACCAGCACTTTCCCATGTGGGTTCTCGCGCCACGCATCCAACAGTTCGTCGGCGAAGACGGCGTCAGGATTAACAGACTTCACGGCCTGAATCAGATCTGCTTTGGTACCGGACACTTTCAGCGGTTGCGGCTTCTGCGCTTCCTGGGCCACCAGGTCAGGATTGATGATTGCCAACTGTTCGAGTAACGCATCACGACTACCGCTGGTTTTCACCTGAGCAGGCAGAGTGGCGTTGTATTCCTTGATGCGGGCTTTCATCGCCGCTGCGGTCTGCTTCTGGTCCGCTTTGATACGCTGGTACTCTTCTGGCAGCGACATATAGCTCTGGCCAGTTTCCTCGACTGAACCACCCAGCGGCACCTGTGCAGGCAGTGTGGCGTTGTATTCTTCGAGCAAGGCTTTGATATCATCTGCACTCAGCAGCGCTGGCAGACCTGCGTTGTACTCATCGATAAACGAGCGGATCGTTGCCGTTGTGGTGAATGCGCCTTCCGGGATTACGGGTTCAACGCTAAATTCTTCATCGAGCTGCTCTGGCTGCAACGCCAGTGCATGCACTAGGTTGCCCATATCCAGTACAGAAGAGCGTTCTTTGATAATGGTTTTCTCTACGTGGCGCGCATTGAAGTACATCAGCGAAACACGTGCATCTTTCACCTGGGTTGAGCTGATACCGTTCGCTGCGTGATAAACCTCGTTCGGCAACCCTTCATAGCGGCCTGGCTCAAAGTAAGCAGGGTACATAACAGCCGGTTCGTCAGAATGAGATTCTGGCTCGATTTGTGCGGCAACTGGTTCAGTTTGTTTTACAGAATCGCTGTTTTGGTTAACAGAATCCGCATTCTGGTTTACATCGGCTTGCTGGCCGGTATGTGACTCTTCACCAGTTTCCAGACTGCTTTCGCCTGACTGCACTTCATCACCAGCCTGTTCTTCATCACTGACAGTTTCGTCCATCTGCACATCGCTGTTGGTTTCCTCTTTAACTGGTGAACGGTCATCTTTTTGTTGGGCGGTTGATGCGAGGTCTTCTGTGATCCATTTCGGGTCTGTAGGGTCACTAATCCCCTCAACATATTCGCCGCGGGAAGCTGCAATAATTTTGTTTACCTCTTCAGCCGTTAATTTTTCCTGTTTCATAGGTACAGGCATAGACGAACGACCGCAGGCTATATCAACGAGCAACGGATCTGGGTTGGCGTGGTCGGTTTCCGTCAGTACTCTATTCAAATATTCTTGGTGTTTTACAGGATCAGCATAAAGCCCTTCTGGTGTGGTTTTTACTGTTGCGATGATGCAGGCACGTGAGTAGTCCAGGCCACCAGGAATTGAAACGAACCTCTCTCGAGTCGCCAGCCATTCGGGATCGTCCATCTTATTCATGATGGAGTTTGCCTGCAGTTCTATATCCAGAGGGACGTTGTAAATATCAAATTCGCGGTCACGGGCACGTAACGCCAGAGCAATCTCATGCTCCAGACCGAGAATGGTTTGCGGGAATTTACGGTCAGAGACAATGCCGCCGCCGGCGTTCGCACCTGAAGGTGTGCGATTAATGGTTGTTACACGATTGCCTTTCTGCCATTCCTTGACCAGCAGGCCGCGATCGATATATTCAGTTTTGAACCACACCGTCAGTAACTGGATAACTGTTGCCAGCTCCGGTTTTTTACCGTCGACAGGGAAGACTTTCTTAACGGCATTCACGACTTTATGAATATCGTGCTCAATGGCTTTTTTGAATTCTTCCACATTCTCAGCTGCCAGCAGCAGGTTCTGGACGTACGCGTCATCAGTGTCCATCTCAAGGCGGACAATCTCGTTTTTCTGCCCAGCGTCGATGTGATAGAGATATTCACCATCACCGATAAACTGAGCCAGTACGCGCTGACGGAATGGCAGGGTGGCAACGACGATCAGGTTCGGCGGCTCTGTCTGCTGGGATTCGTCTGCATGGCCGGTTTCACCATCAACGACGCCATCTTCGGCTTGGCCGTTCTCGTCGTTCTGGGTACCGTCATCAACAGTGAGATCTTGACCCGTTGTGACCTCAGCACCTCTGCTGGTTTCAGTTTTGAGCAGCTGTAACTTACCACTGCGCCAGTCTTCTACCAGTTGATTGCGGTCACCGGCATCCGTGTTTACCCAGTCAGACATGAATGCAGCTATCAATCTTGGTTCGTGGTCTTCGTCTGGTGCGAAAATGTCCTTAACCGCCTGAATCATTTTCCACTCAACATTCAGGCTGAGTTCGCCAACTTCAGGAACATCATTTTTAACTTGGAGCAGGTTCTGGAGATAGGTATTGCTTTCGTCCAGTGACATTTCGCTGGCAGCCAGCTGCTGCTCTTTAGTGACGTGAGTCTGATACCTATCGTTCATCAGATGGACGGCAAAGCGGACGGCTGGAGTGCGGTTTTCTAACGATACATTCTCGTCAGAAGTTGCTACTTCATCGGTAGTTTTCACTTCGGCAGGGGTAGTGGTGTCAACGTCGCCAGCTGCTTTTGGCTGCCAGGTGCGCTGGTCTTGGGCCAGTTCGTAACGATCACACCAGGTGAAATCAACTTCGCCTTCTTCCGGCAGGTAATCAACAACCGGTAAGTCAGTGCGAATCGGTTTGGCGTAATCCTTACCACGGCCCGTTTCGATACCAGCATCTTCCAGCGCAACATCCAGCATCAGATTGGCGCGAGCCTCAGTTTTTGCAGTGAACCAGACCACTGCATCTTGCTTTCCGGATTTCTGAGTGGCTTTAACCACATTAAAGAATTCCATGTGAGATCCTCTTTTTTGGGTGTTAGAATCCCCGGACCATTGATAGCGCCCATTGGGTTAACTTTGGTTTTGATGTTGTTTCCGGTGTAACTTTGGTCGGTACCACCGGACGTAGATCCCGCCTTGCGCGGGTTTTACGTTAGCCTTCGTGAGCCATCTGGTCGTGCGAAGCGCAACGTTTGGAGCAGTACTCTTTCTCTTTGCGCGCCAGCAGTGAGCCGTTGCGATAGAGAAGGATGCTTTTGATTACTTCTTCCGGTTTAACCGGTTTGCTGCAATAACCGCATTTCTTGTCTTGCATGACACTCTCCGTTAATGGCTGAGGCCATGCCCCAGACCGTTCAGATAAACTTCAACCAGCAAATCCCTGGTGTAAGTCATCTCAACGCCGCGATGCAGATACAAACGACCACGAGCGTTAGCTGATGCCGTCCAGGTTGAGTCCTTGTGTTTGACGAGCATTCCAGGCCGAACTGCGCCGCGGTTTACCGTCTGTGTACCGTAGTGCTGATGAACCATGATGTTCTCCAGTTTTTCGAGTGAACTTCGCTGGAGGCGCCGTGATGCTGATCTTCACAGTTGAGCGTTTTAACTCTGCAGTTCACCACCGCGAAGCTCACTTCTCTGTTTTGCCTTATAGCCGGCCAGCTGAGCGTTAAACCTGATGCGCGTTATTCAATCCACCTCATCCGACTATTCATATGCCGTCGGCGGCTACTTCGTGGGCGTCCTGCCTGAGTGGTTCGTGGTGCGTCTTGGTGAGTTAGATTAAACGCAATGTTTAAATCAGTGTCAACTAAATGAGTAATACTTGATAAACAAAAAGTTTAATCGCGGGTTGCTAGATAGAGAAACTGTGAGTTGCAGGCAAAAAAATCCCGACGCTCAGGTCGGGATTGGAGAGTTCGGGTGATAGTTTTGCGGCGGAGCTGGGGGATATAGAAAACCCGGCGCGGTAGCCGGGTTTATCAACATGATTTAGAGGTAGAGAAAAGATTGTGGGGCTTTTATGCCATCTCCCAAAGAAGATAATGGTAGAGGGACTTCAAATCTTTCGACTTCACCAACTTTTATAGCGTAAGCGGTCTCTCTGCCTGAGTAGTAACTATCAAAAAAATTCTTGGAGATGCCGGCGTATTTTTTGGTCTTTACCCATAAAGATTCTGGATCGTTTTTCAGTATTTCATCAATACTGAACTGGCCAACTATCTTACCAACTGGCATGGTTGCGTAAATCACAACTGTAGTTATGTTGTTGTTTTTAAAAATACCCTTCCTGAATTCAAATTTCTTTGTGCCATTAAGAATTTTTTCGGCGAATTCAGGTTTGATTGACAATAAAACTTTCATCTACCTTACCCAGTTCAAGAATTTTATTGAATTGCACATCAGACAATTCAAAATGGCTCCAGCGAAAACCTCTAGTGCCGTTTAACCCAACTTGATCTATTAAGGTAGCACGATTAGGGCGCTTTGGTAAAGCCAAGTTATAGGTAAATCTCAGTACGTAAGGATATTGTCTTTTTGAGTAGTACTCCCGTAATTCCTCTTCAGAAAAGACGCTAAATTTTGAACAGTATTTTACGAATGATTCTTCATCCGGAAAATCATCCATATGCCTTACGTTTTCTACAACACAAATAGAGCTTGCTACTGCTCTGTAATATGCAGGCCCTTGATTATCACCAGTTCTGTATATAACAATTATGTCCCCGCGTTTCATGCCTGCAACGCTACGCATTCCGCAGATATATATTTTGTGGATACTATTAGCATGGGAGACATCTTCAAGCATGTCAGGCGATTCAGTTACAAGTTTTGAATCGGGGAATAATCTTGTATGGAATGCTGGATAGATTGCCAGCAGAAACTTTCTTCCCTGCGATGATAATACCAAGGGATAGTCTAGGAGCACATCTCCATTAACATCGTGCATAGAGCGCGCGTAGACATACTCCTTACCATTAGCAGACTCTTTTTCTCCATGCTTATAAAAACCATAAGTCTGGAAAAGCCTGATTAAGTGTTCATGCTTTTCGAAAACAGTAACATAAATATCGTCTGACCCAGATGATATGGCATGATCAAATGCTTTTTTTAAAAAACGCTGCCCGCGAAGCGTTCCCTTTGATTCAAATTTGAATGTGCCTATTTTAAGGTGTTTTCCGTTAGGTAGGGATGGGGAAATGTCTTCGGCATCATCATCCTCTTTCAAATACATGAATCCTTCAATCTGATGGGCATCATCATAGAGAACATAAGCAGACTCACCATTATTGGCCTTTTTTTTCAGCCATACCGGGAACTCAGTATAATCAGCCTTAAGAGAGTCGAAAAAAGAATCGTCATGATCAAATTCACTAAATTTTTCATACCTTAAGCTATCCATCCTTGCCCCTTCTTACGGTTAAGTCTAGTTAGTATTTGATTCGGGTTTATCGCCTTTAATTCTGCGACTCATGTACTTCTCATACAACTCATCCAGTTCTTTCAGGCGAATCGCGAAGATGCGAAGCATGTTCTGTTGCTCTTCTACCGGCAACTGGCGATAGAGCTCCAGCAGGCGCTGTTCGTCTGGCTTAAGGCCGTCTTTTTCGCCAACTTCCTGGCCCAGAATCCACTCAAGGCTAACCCCAAGCGCATCCGCCAGCTTTATAGCTGAGCTTTTCCCAATCGTCCCACGAACGAACCAGTTATTGACCGACTGGGCACTGACCCCACAAATGCGAGCCATGTCTGACTTGGTCAAATTCTTAAGTTCAAGGATCTCATTAAGTCTTTGAACTTGTGGGTGGTTAATCTGATGAGTTTTTTCTTTCATGGACGAATTCTAAACCAAAAGTTTATTAGCTCAATATTCAAAATGTTGACTTATCAATAAACATTATGTTTAATTTGATCGTTGCCACTGGAGCTAATTATGAAAGCTATTGATAAAGCCATTACTAAAGCAGGAACCGCTACCCGCTTAGCTGAATTACTAACTGTAAGCGCCATGACCGTCAGCCATTGGCGGAATCGCTATCGAGGTGTCGTTCCTGCAGACCGCGTCCTGCAAATTTATGCAGTCACCGGCGTCACTCCACATGAACTGCGCCCTGATCTCTACCCAAACCCCACTGATGGTTTACCAAAGTAGGAGCATTAACCATGCAGACACTTACTTATCATAATGATAGCGACATTACTCAAGGGGTAATGATAAATCGCGCTCAAGCGCGCAGGGGGCCGAGCCATGAAGATATTCGTGATGCGGTCCGCTCCTGGGCTGGTGCTGATGGTCAGGACGTAGTTACGGCTCTGATCATCGAAGAGTACCTGGCGCAGGGTGGTGACGACATCACCTTCCCTGATGATCTCTGCCGAAAGCGCCAGAAACTTTTCCGCTTCCTGGACAACCATTTCAACAGCGATCGGTACCGCGAGAACGTTCGCCATCTGACTCCGGCAATTCTTGCTGTTCTGCCGCTCGAGTTCCGCAACCGCCTGCTGCCAGAAGACAACATCATGGCTCGCCTAGCGCGTATGGAGAAGGAAACCAGTGAAGCGAAGATAGCTGTCGCAATGGATGCGCCACGTCATCAGAAGTTGAAAGAGCTGAGCGAGGGGATCGTTGAGATGTACCGAGTTGACCCTGGCTTAACCGGGCCGCTGATGGAGATGGTGCAGATGATGCTGGGGGTTGTATGACGGGCTCAAAAAAAGGTAAAGGCCGGACCGCGCCAACGGAACCGACCTTCGGTGTAATTCCAGGCAGAAATTACGAGGTCATTATGACAAACGCATGTACAAAACACCAGGCGAAAGGAGCATAGCTATGTCGAATGTTGCCTACGCCGATTTTGCGGCGCGTACCGCCGTCAGGAGCAACCGGATGGAGAACCAGAAGACCGGATTCATCCCGTTGTACCGGAGTGTACTGAAGAAGCCCTGGGCTAAAGATGTCTTCCTGCGCACGCTATGGGAGAACCTTCTGTTGGGCGCCGCCCGTCAGCCCTACACGGCAAACTTTAAAGGCCGACAGTGGCCATTACAAACCGGACAACTGGTGACCACGTCGGCAGATCTCGGGCTGAAATTATGCGACCGAAATGGGGAGCCAACAAGCCGTCATGCAGTGGATCGAATGCTGTCTCTTTTCGTGAAAGAAGGGATGATTTCAACCGCTGGCGAGAAGAGAAAAGGCACTGTAATTACCATCACAAATTTCGCGCATTACGCTCAAAAAATGGACGATTTACCCGCGCATAACGCCGCGCATAACAGCGAGCATAGCCACGCGCATAGCGAACCCAGCAATGGCGAGGCTTCGGGAGTGGATGCCGAGCATAACCCCGAGCTTAAGGCCGCGCTTAAGCCCGAGAATCATGAACAAGAAGTAATATTAAATACTAACGTATTTAATGTACGTCAGAGAATTTCAAAAATTGTTCCTGATGCAGCTGTCCAGACTCCGAAAGGTGACAAATGGGGGACATCTGACGATCTCCGGTGTGCAGAGTGGATGCTGGCGCTGCGCGACATCACCAAACCATCCCTGAAAAAACCGAATATGGCTGGCTGGGCGAATGATATACGCCTGATGCGCCAACTGGACGGACGCACCCACAAAGAGATTTGTGAGCTGTTCCGATGGGCCTGCAAAGACTCGTTCTGGTACAAAAATATTCTCTCCCCCGCAAAGCTCCGCGCCAAGTGGGACACGTTAACCCTTCACAGCGAAGATACTACCCGTAAGCTGCGAACAGATGTCAGCGCAAACAAATCCGAAACTGGCCCGCACTGGAACAGTCCTGAAGCATGGGAGAAATTTTTATGACCCCGGATCTTTATCGTGCAATTCAGAATCGCGACAGCGAAATGCTATCTTGCATGGCTGGAGATTCTTACGACGGACGCAAGGTTGTTAACGCTGACGCTGAAAAGCTGGTGGATATGCTTTTTGAAAACCTCATGCAGGTATTCCCGGCATCTACTCAGACGAACCTACGTACTGACGCTGATATTCGCGTTGCAAAGCAGCAATGGATCGCGGCTTTTGCTGAGTCAGGCATCACCTCCCGTGAGCAACTTTCCGCCGGGATGCAGAAAGCCCGATCCAGCCAGTCACCGTTCTGGCCGTCGCCGGGTCAGTTTATTTCGTGGTGCCGTGAGGGGAGTGGTGCGCTGGGGGTCAGTGTGGACGACATCATGAGCGAATACTGGCGCTGGCGGAAACTTGTTTTTCGCTATCCGACCAGTGAGCAGTTCCCATGGAAGGATAAAAACCCGCTGTATTACCACGTCTGCCTGGAGCTTCGCCGTCGTGGAACAGAGGGACAGTTCAGTGAGAAGGAACTTATCCGAGCCGCTGGTGACATCCTGCATGACTGGGAAAAGCGAGCACTGTCTGGTAAGCCGGTACCGCCAATCCGTCGCGCACTTGCAGCGCCGAAAGCAGCTACTGGCCCAACACCAGCACAGATGCTGATGGCTCAGTACAAACAACGCAAAAACGCCGGTCTGGTCTAATGGGGGAAATCACTATGGCAAGCAAATCACTGTGGGCAATCGTCGATTTCCTTCGGGTTAACCAGACCATAACCCCGCGTCAGGTTCAGAACCTGCTGGGATGCGACAGCAAGAAGGCACACAACCTGCTGCTTCACCTGGTACGCAGAGCGGTAGTTATTCGCGCTGGCGAGCCACATCACCCGGTCTATTCGCTGCAACCAGGCGGGGAACTGAATATCAAGCAGATCAAATCGAGCGTGCGAAAAAACATGGTTACTACAGTATGCCGCACAAGTCCGGCTATGCAGCGGGTTCTGGCAGTGTATGGAAGAGCATCAGTATGACCGACACCACGACGATTCTCGATATGTGCTGCGGCTCCCGCATGTTCTGGTTCAACAAGCAGGACACCCGTACCGTGTTTGCTGATATTCGCTCTGAAGAACACGAGCTGTGCGACGGTCGCCGCCTGGTTATCAGCCCCGACCTGATCGCTGACTTCCGCGCGTTGCCGTTCGCTGATGAGTCGTTTCCGGTTGTGGTGTTTGATCCGCCGCACCTTGAGCGTGTAGGCCAGTCAGCTTGGATGGGTAAAAAGTACGGGCGACTGAACAAAAAAACGTGGCGTTCTGATTTGCGCGCCGGGTTCAAAGAGGCGTTCAGGGTATTGTGGCCACACGGTGTGCTCATCTTCAAATGGAACGAGACGCAAATTCCCGTTAGCCAAATTTTGGCACTTACAGATGTGAAACCTGCAATTGGTCAGCGTACCACCGATGACGAACGCGATCAGATCCTATTGGGGCAGGGGGAATGATTTGAAATAGTAAGTTTATTGATTGCTTAGAAAATTGTGCTGTAGTGGATACTACAGCACTTCAGAAGTCACTTACTATTGTTTTTCGCCTTGCACATCGCTTTGTAGTACGTTATATGAACACTACCAAGCTTTGGATAAGGGACATTATTTTTTCTTGGTGCCTTAGAGAAAAACTCTGTAGTAAAAGGCAGGATAGATGTTCTGGCTAAGTCAAATTTAGTATCGTAGCTTAACCCAGATAGACCAAAAACATCATCGCCATCAGCTTTTTGAATAAGAAACTCTGATGGGTAGAGTTTGTGTGTTTTTTGGCTCGTACCGAATGCAACTATGATTTCATGCCTTAGTTTCGATACACCTAATACCACACCTGGTCTCCTTTTGGGAGTATCAACTCCCCATTCTTCAGATGGTTGTAGCCAAACAATATCGCCGGTCTTTGGCAATGGTTCTATTTTCGAATGCATTTTTATACCTACAATAGCATTTCGAAACTCTCATCCGGCGTTTGGTTAGTTTTCGATCTTTCATGTAGTGTCCGGAATTGAGCTTCGGTCAAGGGCCCATCATCTTGCTCATAAGCCGGGATGTATTTTTCCACTAAGTTTACGAGTGCAAAATGCATGAGGTCTGTTTTACTCATGCCAGTAGCTTTCATTAGTTTTTCAAAGGATTCAGAACTGATACCGTTGATACCATCTTCTTCTTTGAATCTAAGGAGAAAGCTGTCAGGCTTTTTCATGCGTGACATAAGGTCTCCTTAATGTTCAATTTCCGAACTGTATCTAAATCAAAAAGATAGATATGCGTGTTTTGGCCTACTTTAGACAGTGCTTTCACTTCAAGCATTTTGGATCTTATGAGCTTATACATAATCGCAAGTTTGAAGACTATTAAGCGTGTGATTAACAAAATTAGCATAATCAATGGGATGCTAATTTTGAATTTTTCATTTTTTACTGAAACAGTTTGGGGAAGATTTTGTCCACCCCGTACTCGAAGGAAGTCAAAGAAATGGTCATGTTTTTCGACCATTTCCATTAAAATTTGTTCAAGTCTTTCAGTGAACGTTAACACACGATCAACATCTGTGCTTAAGGGCATAATGAATCCTTACCTCTAGAGGTTTCTCAAGGTATGATATCAAAATGATATCTCTTTTTCAAGGTGGTTTTACTTTGAGAACGAGTGCAATAACTTCTTGCTATGTGTTGAGGTCAATTGATACTGGGTATCGAACATCCTGGTATGAGGCTGTATGTTCCTTAGTTGTATATCATTATTCAGGACTACAGCGATAAGAAGTACGTGAAGGATAAGCAGGTTGCCCGCTGCGGTAACGCGGTTCCCCCGCCGTTTTCTGAGGTATTAGTGCGGGCTAATTTGCCGGAGCTTTGTCAGCAGAAAGAAATCGCAGCCTGAGCTAATACAGTCAAAGATGCCGCGTAATGCGGCATTAATTGCTTAGTTTTTATCTGGGTTAACTTCATGGCATGTTGCGTCAGATACAGTATCAGTTACTCGTTTCACCCAAGCCCAACCACTCATTTTGTGACCTTCAAAATCCTTCTCAAAATCGGTAGCTCGACCATCCGTGAAATGACGTGCAGTCGACTTTGTGGATGAAAAGTAGCATTCAGCGTCTACTTTTGCTTCTTTCTTTTCATCACACCCAGCCATGAGCATGAGTGATGACAACATCATAACGTGAATAGTTTTCATAAAATATCGGATGAGTAGTCTATTGTTCGGAAGGAAAATAATGGTACCTATTTTATCCTCCTCGGTCTATGTGCAGGCCTGTATCGCAACGTCGATATCTGATAACGGCTATGGATACTGCATCGCTATAGCATCATCTGGCATGATCGATAATGCCGATCGATTTGATAAAATTGATCTATGAAATCGATTATCAAATAAGCACAGCGCAGCAACAAATTACCAACCTGACTTTCCTCTCTGCCAGTGAAATATGCCCCCTGGCGACATCGACACCTTTGTCATTTACCTGACGAGAGCATTCCAATCAGATATTTACAGTCGACAGTTTTGATGTGGTTACCTGTTAAAAGGAATGATCAATTTTTTGCACGAAAGTGGCAATAAAATTTATCTAAATCAATCGGATAAATGACCTTGCACAAACAGGTCTTCCATGTGCATACTTAAGAAAAACAGACAAATACTGTTTATATGTACAGTTGCTGTGGAGTATAGTTAAGGTGTTGCAGTAAATATTTTTATTTTTCTTCCAGCCAACCTATTAGGAAATTTGCGCCATTTGGTATGTTGGTTCTGTGAACGGGATTATCCCGGCTGGAAGAGTGAAATTTGTTGATAGCAAAGAAGGGGGTTTTGTGAAGGAAAGTCAGGAGCAAGGCGATTGGTACGACATTATCAGGCGTTCTGATGGAAAGCTTATGGCCTCAATGCAACTGGATCGTCAGTATCTCGTCTATAGCAGAAATGGCCTGGTGTCATGCCGTCCATTACTGGAGGATGAGGGGGTCTTCAACCTTTCATCCGGGACTCGTTTTCTTCGCCGACTTGGCTACCGCATCATGCAACCCTCTGATATCATAATATCAACGGATTGAGCACCCGTTAACCTGATGCGCCACGGAGAGAAACCATGGCGCACGAACTACATCTTATTAAGCATCAATCAGGAATTCTGATCCCGGCCACACCCGAGACCAGCGATTTACTGCAATCGAAAATTAAACTCGGTGCCGTGCTGGTGGCCGAGTTCCGACAGGTACGCAACCCGGCCTTTCACCGTCGCTTCTTCGCGTTACTCAATCTCGGTTTTGAATACTGGGAACCAACCGGCGGGGTTATCTCTTCCAACGAGCGCAAGCTGGTAACCGGCTACGCCAAGTTTCTTGCCTCATTCGCCGGAAGCGAGGCCGCTCTCCTAGACGCTGCTGAGCAATATCTGGAGCGTATCGCCGATAAGCGCGCCGGCAGCATAAGCATCTGCAAATCCTATGATGCCTACCGTGCATGGGTGATCGTCGAGTCTGGCCACTACGACGCCATACAGCTGCCCGACGGCACCCTTCGCAAACATCCCCGCAGCATTGCCTTTGCTAACATGGACGAAACCGAGTTCCAGCAACTGTACAAAGCCGCGCTTGATGTTCTGTGGCGCTGGGTATTGTCCCGGGCATTCAAGACTCAGCGAGAAGCGGAAAACGCCGCTGCGCAGCTTATGAGCTTTGCGGGGGGATGGCGATGAAATATTCATGGTTCCACCATCACGAATGCACAACCGAGCAGGCCGACGAGCTGGTGGCCAGTTACCGCCGCCGTGGCGCCACGGTAGAACGCAGTCTGAATCGCGACAACATCACCTGGACTGTCAGCGTGCAGTTGCCGGAAAGCGAGAAAGCGCCGCGCCCTAGCCGTGTCTGGCAAAACAGGGCGTGGGGGTGAGTATGGCTAAGTTACCTCGCCGGAAGTGCGCCAACAAAGAATGCCGCCAGTGGTTCCATCCTGTGCGTGAAACGCAGACTGTGTGCGGTTACGAGTGCGCCAGCGCTGTCGGCAAAGAGCAGACAAGAAAGGCTCGGGAAGATGCGCAGCTCAAAGAGTCTGCCAAACAGCGTGCCGCTGAGAAAAAGGAGCGCGCAGCCTGGCGGCAGCGTAAAGCAGCTGCAAAACCGCTAAAGCACTGGGAAGATTTAACGCAGCGTGTCGTCAATGACTACATCCGCGAACGTGATGTCGATCTGCCATGCATCAGCTGTGGGACGTTCGAAACCGTCCAGTGGGAAGCAGGTCACTACCGCTCACGCGGTAAGGCATCACATCTCCGTTATCACGAAGACAATATCAGTAAACAGTGCCACCACTGTAACGTTCAGCTGTCGGGCAATCAGCAGCAGTACCGTCTTGGGCTTATCGAGAAAATCGGCCCTGTTCGCGTCGAGGCGCTCGAAAACAACAACGTTCCGCACCGATACACAATCGAAGAACTCAAAGCCATCAGGAAGCGCTACAGCGCACTTCGTCGTGGATTAATTAAGAGCAGGGAGGCCGCATGACATTTGAATCCTATTTTGCCGATCATCTCCGCGTTCGCTGGCAGCGATTGCGCTTATACCACTTTCCCGGATCTGTGCTGACAGACTACCGAATACTGAAGAACTACATCAAAACCATAGGCGGTGCTGTATGAACACTCAATTTCTTGAATACGTGCGCCAGCAGCTGATAGTAGCCACCGCCGATTTGAGTGGTGCGACGAAAGGGCAGTTAATGGCCTGGCTTGAGAACGCGCAGTTCGATACGGGAACGTTTAAACGTAAAAAGCCTCGAGTGCTGGATGAAGTGACCGGGAAAATGATTACGCTGGATAACCCACCAATACCGGGCAAACAGTCGCTTGCTAAGGGATCGCATATTCCGTTGGTGCAGCCGGTTGAATTCTACACTGCATCGTGGCGCCGCGCGCTGATGTCACTCGAAAAACATCAGAAGGCTTGGCTACTCTGGAACTATAGCGAGAATGTTAGCTGGGATAATCAAGTGTTGATTACTCAGTGGGCGTGGTCGAAATTCTGCGAGCATCTGGCCGGGAAGAGGGTGGCGAAAAAGACTAACGACCGGTTGCGTCAGTTGATATGGCTGGCGGCGCAAGATGTGAAAGCGGAACTGGCTGGAAAGGATGTGTACCAGTATGGAGACCTTGCCACGCTGGTGGGCGTTAACAAAACAAACTGGTCTCAGAATTATGTGGAGCATTACGATGCAATGATCAGCTTGTATAAGGGGCTCGACATCCAGGCGCTACATAATGTTTCGCGATCACGTTCACAACAAAAGGCAGCAAATTATCAGCAAGGTATTGCAGAAATGAACTAATTAGCATATATTTCGTGTAAATTTGATATTGTGCCATTGTTGTATGCACTGGCAGTAGATGAGCATTTAAGACCTCGCAATTGTGCGGGGTTTTTTCGTTTCAATATACTTAATAGCGCAATTATTCAGCGTGCGTATAATTCATACTTTCTTATGGGGCTTGTATGGAGTGGGAGTATCTATAGTTTTTCAGAGAGCCTGATTCACAGGTTGTTTTAGAATAATTATCTCTGGAGTTAACTATGGCTTCTATTAAAGAAAGTGAAAGCTACATCAAAGCACTCAAAGCATTAATTGACGCAAGCAAAGAATATGAAAAAGATGGCGGTGTTGATGACAAGGCAAAGATTGATATTGAAGAGTTTTGTAAGTTCTATTCAAAACGTAAAGTATCAGTCGTTCTAACTGCGCTCATTCTTGTTTTGGGATGGTCTCCTGGCGTTCCTGCGGGGGCAGTCGATGCTTTGAAAAAAATCAAAGAGTTTTTTGATACAATCTGCGCGACAAAAGCAGCATAAATACACCAAATTTCTATATAGGCCTCGCCATTGTGCGGGGCTTTTCTATTTCAGGCTCACGGGAATCATCCACTACGTGCTTTGTTGATAAATCCAGCCCGTGAATCCTGACCCTTCTCAATCAAACACAGCGCCATCCGAAAAATCGGAGGTGAGGCTATGACCAGAATGAGCACCATTTACAGCAGACTTTCATATGGAACAGGCACCACGCTGACCGGCTGCGGTGTATCAGCGAAGGCATACGCCGAAACAGCAAAAACAGCAAAAGAGGTATCCTGGATGTTGGCCGACAGAATTGCAGGGTTAAGCCTGAGCGACTGGGCAATTATTGTCGGTATCGCATGCACTGTTATCACCTGTGCAGTGAACTGGTATTTCCGCTGGAAAGAACGGGAGGATCGGCGCAATGGCTATGCCACCAAAGCTGAAGAATAAACTGAGCACTGCGGTCATTGGGTTGATTCTTGCCGGGGCTTCCACGCCCGTGATTCTCGATCAGTTTCTGGATGAGAAAGAGGGTAACAGTCTGACAGCATATCGCGATGGTGGTGGAATCTGGACAATTTGCCGTGGCGCCACGATGGTTGATGGCAAACCAGTAGTTCAGGGCATGAACATGTCTGCTGAGAAATGCGCTCAGGTAAACGCCATTGAGCGTGATAAGGCGCTGGCGTGGGTTGAGCGAAATATCAAGGTACCGCTGACCGAACCGCAGAAAGCAGGCATTGCGTCATTTTGTCCCTACAACATCGGCCCCGGAAAATGTTTCCCGTCCACGTTCTATAAGCGAATTAACGCAGGCGACCGTAAAGGTGCCTGTGAATCCATTCGCTGGTGGATTAAAGACGGGGGCCGCGATTGTCGTCTGACCAAAGGCCTGAAGAATGGTTGCTATGGTCAGGTAGAACGGCGAGACCAGGAAAGCGCGCTGACGTGCTGGGGGGTGGATAAATGAGCCGTCTAACCGCAATCATCATTGTTGTTGTCGCCTGCATCATCGTGTCGCTTGGATGGGCTGTTAATCACTACCACGACAACGCGATCACCTACAAAGACCAGCGCGATAAAGCCACTGAGAAGCTAAGCTTGGCGAACGCCACCATCAAAGATATGCAGGTGCGCCAGCGTGATGTCGCAGCGCTGGATGCCAAATACACGAAGGACTTAGCTGATGCGAAAAAGCGGCTTGATGTTCTGCAGCGTTGTGTTCGTGATGGCAAGTGTGGGCTGCACATCAACGCCAGATGTCCCGCGAACGGAACGACCGGCCCCGGCGGCATGGTCGATGCTTCCAGCCCCCGACTTACTGACTCCGCTGAACGGGATTATTTCACCCTCAGAGAGCGAATCGTCACAGTGACGAAGCAGGTGGGGTATCTCCAAGAGTACATCAAGGCACAGTGCTTACGGTGACTAAAGATTTATCAACCTTTTGTCGATGTATTCTGTGAAATTTCAATTTATCGCCATATAATTGTTGCTTAAATTCACAGAAAGAAAAGGACTTATTTATGCGGATGAAGCCAGAAGAATTTAGATTTGATGAGTTGATCGCAGCCTCCTACGCAAACCCTAACGCGAAAGTACATTTTACGCCCTCTTCAAAAGGGTATGATTTTAAATGGGAGTGGGATGGGAAAGTACATGAGCTTCACATTGAAAGAGAAAAGCTTGTTTTTCCGGATCTGATTTTGGAGAGGCTATTTGAGGCTGCAATTGAAATGGCTAAAAAATAGTCTAAGCCGCCTACGGGCGGTTTTTTATTGCCATCACCATGGGCGGACCTATCGTAATGGCACTAATCGCCTCAGTAGCAAGATTTACCTAGAGAGACGAAACATCCTCTCTCAGGTCTGATACATCCATTGCATTAAGCTCAAGGTTTGATTGCAACGCCTGAATCAATAATTCGCGTGATGATAAAGATAGCTCATCACGATCACCCGTCTCAGTGTTGAGATATTTTGCGGCATAATTACCGTTATTTTTGGATAGCATTATTTCGTACTTACCGTATTTCATCACTAACTCCCGAAGGTATTTGCATGGCACTCACCGACAAGCAGGAAATGTTCTGTCGCGAGTACCTCATCGATTTAAACGCCACGAAAGCGGCTATTCGGGCGGGGTACAGCGTCAAAACTGCAAACCGCATCGCCGCCCAAAACTTGTCAAAACTTGATATTCAAAACAGGATCGCCGAATTTAAAGCCAAGCGCAACGAAGACGTGGGCATTGATGCCGATTATGTGCTCCGGCGCTTGGTTGAAATCGACCAGATGGATGTTCTGGACATCCTTAATGACGATGGCAGCCTTAAGCCGATCACCTCATGGCCAAAGGCTTGGCGAATTTCTCTAACCGGTCTGGATATCAGTAAGACCATTCAAGACTTCGATGAAGAGACCGCAGAAACCATCCTCAAAAAGATAAAGTGGCCTGACAAGGTCAAGAACCTGGAGCTGCTCGGTAAGCACATCAAAGTACAGGCGTTCAAAGAGCAGGTCGAACAGAAAGTCGTAGCGACCCACAACGTCATGCTGGTGCCGACCAGCGACAACGTTGATAGTTGGGAAGCAGCAGCTCAGAAGCAACAGAGCGAGGTTCTTGGTGGATGAATTACAAAGCTGTCTGGAAACCTTTGCCGGGATCGCAATCGCTATCCCTGAGTTGCCCGTGTAACGAGATCCTCTACGAGGGGACGCGTGGGCCCGGTAAAACTGCCGCGCAGTTAGCGCGCTTCCGTCGCCTGGTCGGTTTGGGCTATGGCTCGTTCTGGCGCGGTGTAATCTTCGATACCGAATATAAGAACCTCACCGACATCATCACCCAGTCTAAGCGTATGTACCGCCTGTTTAACGATGGCGCACGCTATCTGGCATCGGCCAGTGAATTACGTTGGGTATGGCCTACTGGCGAAGAGCTGCTGTTCCGCTTTGGGAAAGAAGAGGGCGACTACTGGGACTATCACGGTCAGGAGTTCCCGTTTATCGGCTTCAACGAACTGACCAAGCAGCAGTCGGCTGAGTTCTACGAGATGATGTTCTCCTGCAGACGCTCATCGTTCCGGCCGGAGAACTATCCGATGGATGATGGCTCGTTGCTTAAGCCGATCCCCCTGGAGACGTTCAGCACGACCAACCCATTCGGCATCGGGCATACCTGGGTGAAGAAACGCTTCATTGAGCCAGCACCGCGCGGAACCATCATTCGAGAAACGCAGAAGGTTTTCAACCCGCAGACCGAACGCGAAGAGGATGTGACGCTTACTCGCGTTGCGATTCACGGCTCGTTCAAAGAGAACCCGTATCTCGATCCCCAGTACATCGCAACGCTGATGGCCATCAAAGACCCTAATCGGCGCAAAGCGTGGGTAGAGGGCTCGTGGGACGTCACCAGCGGCGGACGCTTTGACCACCTGTGGAATGCCTCGCTGCACGTTATTAAGCCGTTCCGCATACCGGATAGCTGGACCGTCGACCGCTCCCATGACTGGGGCGAGTCGAAGCCGTTCTCCAATCTCTGGTGGGCACGCACCGACGGCACCGCTGCCGAGCTTTCTGATGGTCGCCAGTTCTGCCCGCCTGCCGGGTCGCTGATCCTGATTGGCGAATGGTATGGTTGCCCACCTGATGAGCTCAACAAAGGCCTGAATATGTCGTCCACAAACGTCGCTAAAGGCGTGGCGTGGGTGGATAAGCGGCTGGTGGGCGAAGAGCTGGCTGAACCCGAAGAAATAAAGCTCTACGGGGTTACTCAGGGACAGATAAACATCAGACCTGGTATCTGCAAGAAGGTTACCCCCGGCCCGGCTGACGGGGCTATCTACAACACCGGCGATGACGAACTCTCCATTGCCCAGAAGATGGAATCGCAGGGCGTTAAGTGGGTTCCATCCAACAAGAAGCCGGGATCGCGTGTAAATGGCGCGGCCCTGTTTGCTGACATGCTCGAGGCCGTCATTGAAGGTAAAAAGCTGGAATCTGGCATGCCTGAGAAGCCAGCATTCTACGTGTTTGAGTACTGCCGGGGCTGGATAAGCCGTGTGCCGGTGCTCGTTCGCGACAGTAAGAACCCTGATGACGTTGATACCCAGCAGGAAGACCACGACTGGGATGGTACGCGATATGCCGTCCTGCATTCACCGCCGAAGAAAGTCGGCAAAGTCACCAATCTGAGGCTCTAACCCCATGCCTGATATTTCAACACCCAATCTGGACTATGGGAACATGGTGCAGACGTGGGACATTAACGACGCCCTGATGGGCGGTACGCTGTATATGCGCCAGCTTGGTGAGGCTTATATGCCGCGCTGGCCAAAAGAGGACAAAGAAGACTACAAAAAACGTCTGGCTGTGGCCACGCTTTTGCCTGCGTATGAAGAGACCATTAACCAGAATGTTGGGCGCGTATTCGCTGAGCCTATTCAGCTTGGCGAGAATGTGCCGGACCAGCTCCGTGAGTTTGCGAAGAATGTGGATCTGGAAGGTAGTCGCCTTGATGTCTGGGCGCAGGCATTCTTCAGCCTGGCGATGCAGTATGGTCTGTCTCATGCACTGGTGGATTATCCCCGGGTGGACGCCGAACAGGTGAAGACCAAGGCTGATGAGAAGGCCACCGGCGCGCGTCCGTACGTCACCATGCTGAATCCCCGCCAGGTAATTGGCTGGAAGTCGAAGATGACCGGCGGAAAGGTTCAGCTCACTGCGCTGCGCATCAAAGAGGTGGTTGTCGAGGATGGCGATGACTTCGGGCAAACGAAGGTTGAGCAGATTCGTTTGCTGACACCTGGACAGGTGCAGATTTACCGCAAGGCGACCGGCGAGAATGCCCAAGCGAACTGGGCATTGCATGAAGAATGGCAGACCTCCCGTCAGGACATCACGCTGGTCACTCTCTACACCAAGCGCACTGGGTTTATGTGCGGTTCTCCGCCGCTGCTGAACATGGCGCTGCTGAACGTTAAGCACTGGCAGAGCCAGAGCGAGCAGGACAACATCCTGCACGTCGCGCGGGTGCCGCTGTTGACTGTATTTGGACTTGAAGATGGTCAGGAGTTAGTTATTGGCTCATCGTCTGCGACTCAGTTCTCTGATCGACAGAAGCAGGGGCTTGAATATGTGGAACACACTGGAACGTCAATCAGTGCCGGTAAAGAGTCGCTAACCGACCTGGTGGAGCAGATGCGACAGGCGGGCGCGAAGCTGCTGCGTACCGACAATACCTCGACCAAATCTGTTGACCAGACCTCAGAAGAGAAAATGCAGGAGCAGTCCCCGCTCTACACTATGGCAACCAGCCTGGAAGATGCGATCGACAATATCCTGCAGATTATGGCTGAGTACATCGGTGAATCCGAAGGTGGTAACGTCGATGTCCGCACCGAACTGGATGTCGAATCGAAAGAGTTCAATCCTCCTGCTGCACTGGCCATTCAGTCGCTACGTCAGGGCGGTGACCTTCGCCGCATCGATGCGATTAAATCCCTGCAAAAACTCAACCTGATTGATGCCGATGCAGACCCGGAGAAGGTCCTGGACGAATTGCTGGCTGAGTCATCTTCTCTGGATACCAGAACGTTAGACGAGGTATAGCATGGCCCGCTCTGTCAATGACTGCCTGCAGGACGAGACCATAGCGCATGGACTTTATGTGACGCGCTACGGCACCGGCGTCGCTCGGCGCATGGTCGCGTTGCTGAACAGGATGGATGCTGACCTGGCTGCCAAATTGCTGGTGCTGCTGGACGGCAAGCGGGCGGATACCTACAGCGCCCGCCGCCTGGCTTCTCTGCTGACTGGTGTGCGTGAGCTGAACCAGCAGGCCTATGGGCCAGTTAACGAGGCGCTGGCTCGCGAGCTGACGCGCTACGTTGAGTATGAGACCGGGTATCAGATTGACCTGTTCAGCAGCGTAATACCTCAGCAAATACTGAAACATGTCCCGTTTCAGAGCATCGCACCAGAGCAGGTTTACGCTGCTGCCGTGGCGCAGCCATTCCAGGGGCGATTGCTCAAGGAGTGGGGGCAGAAGCTGGAATTGGATCGGCTGGACAAAATCACCAACGCTGTTCGCTCTGGTTTTCTCCAGGGTGAAACGGTAGAGCAAATTGTTAGACGCGTCGCTGGTACGCCACAGCGTAATCGCGAGGACGGGGTGATCAACACATCCCGGCGTGACCTGGCGGTGGTGACCCGCACGGCAGTGAACCATATGGCTGCATCGGCCCGCCAGGAGTTCGCCCAGGCCAACAGCGATATCGTGAAGGCCAAGCAGTGGTCCTCCACGCTTGATACTCATACGAGTCAGTGGTGCATCATCCGAGACCGCAAGCTCTACACCCTCGACGGCAAGCCGCTGGGGCATGTGGTGCCGTATCTGCGCGGCCCCGGCAAAATCCACTTCTGCTGCCGCTCCGGCGAAATCCTGATCACCAAATCGTGGGAGGAATTGCAGATACCCTCTGGTGAGCTGAGCAGCACCACACGCGCCTCGATGGACGGGCAGGTGCCAGCGCATACCAGTTATGCTGACTGGCTTACCCGGCAGCCGTACGCGCGACAAGAGCAGGTGCTGGGCGTCACCCGTGCGCAGATGCTTCGCGACGGTAAAATCACTGTGCCGGAATTGTTCAACGATGCAGGGGAGTTCATGACCCTGGACGAACTGCGCCGCGTGGATGCGTCGGCATTCGAGTAACGTAAACCTAATCAACATTATGTTGCCTTCGGGTGGCCTTTTTTATGCCTGCCGCTGAGCGGATGCGACGCGGTGACCGGGTCGGATGACCTATTACCAATGGCCGGAAGGCTGGAGCAAAACAATGAAACTCAAACTCGATGCTAACGGAAATGTGGTCGTTGAAAACGGTATGCCTGTGTACATCCATGATGATGGCAAAGAGATCCCGTTCGATGCAGCCGCAGCGATGACCAAAATCACCTCCCTGAACGGTGAGGCCAAAACCCACCGTGAGGCGAAGGAAGCGGCGGAAGCCAACCTCGCGAAATTCGCTGGCATCTCCGACCCGACCAAGGCGCTCGAGGCCATGGAAATGATGACCAAAATCGACCAGAAAAAGCTGATCGACGCTGGCGCCGTTGACCAGGTGAAGGCCGAGATCACCAAGGTATTCCAGCAGCAGCTGGACGAAGCGAACGGTAAAACCCAGGCGCTGGAAACCCAGCTCTACGACGAGATGATCGGCGGCCGCTTCGGTGGTTCGAAGTTTATCTCCGAGAAGATGGCAATCCCGGCTGAGTTCGTGCGTTCCCACTTCGGCCAGAACTTCAAAATCGAAGACGGCAAGGTCGTGGCCTACGACGGGCAGGGCAACAAGGTGTTCTCCCGCACCAAGCCTGGCGAACTGGCTGGCTTCGATGAAGCGCTGGAATCTCTGGTCGAGTTGCATCCGCAGAAAGACTACATCCTCAAAGCGTCCGGCAATACCGGCGGTGACTCTCGTCAGTCGCAGCATCAGGCCGGGCAAAAAACCATGAAACGCGGTGCATTTGACGCTCTGGATGGCGCAGGCAAGCAAGCAGCGCTGAAAGACGGCGTCAGCATCGTCGATTAAATCGAAAGGAGCCATAAATGGCAGGCAATACCCTTACTGGTCTGATCCCGACCATCTATACCGCGCTGCACGTAGTGTCCCGCGAGCAAACTGGTTTTATTCCTGCGGTGGCGCGTGACGCGAAAGCGGATGCTGCTGCAAAAGACCAGACCGTACGTGCGCCAGTCGCACCTGCAGCCACCACTGAAGATATTGTCCCTGGTCCGTCAGCCCCTAATTCTGGCGACCAGACCATCGGTGGTGTGGATGTCAAAATCACCAAATCCAAAATGGCCCCGGTGAAATGGAATGGTGAAGAGCAATTGGCTCTGGGCCCGGCTGGTACCTACAACACCATCCTGGCTGACCAGTTCAAGCAGGCTTTCCGCGCGCTGGCGAACGAAGTGGATGCAGACCTCGCTGCGCTGTACCTCAACTCCTCCCGCGCTGTTGGCGCGCCGAAGAATACTCCGTTTAGCATTAAAGACGATCTGACTGATGCTGCGTTGGCGCGTCAAATCCTGACCGATAACGGTGCGCCGACTACCGATTTGCGTATGGTGCTGGGTGGCGAAGCGATGGCATCCATCCGTGGTAAACAGGCTGTCCTCTTCAAAGCGAACGAAGCGGGAACCGACCAGCTGCTGCGTGAAGGTGTTATCGGTCGCATCATGGGCTTCAACCTCCACGAATCCTTCAGCATCAAGCGTACCGCGAAAAGCGCTGCTGCTGGCTATAAGGTCAATGGCGCGAAGAAAGAGGGCGATATCATCATCGCTATTTCTGCCGGCACCGGCGGTATTGCTGCAGGTACTGCGGTGAAGTTCGCCGGTGATGACAATCAGTATCTGGTCGTTGCGGCTACGTCTTCCACTATCACCATTAGCGCGCCGGGCCTCCGTCAGGATCTGGCAGATCAGGCTGATGTCACCGTGTTGAGCGAATTCGTACCGAACATGGCGTTTGACCGCGGGGCATTCCTACTGGCCAGCCGTACCCCTGCGATGCCTGAAGGTGGCGATACTGCTGATGACGTCATGAATGTGACCGACCCGGTGTCTGGCATCACCTTCCAGGTGGCGCTGTACCGCCAGTACCGTCAGGTGCGTTATGAAGTGGGTCTGGCATGGGGGGTGGCTGCTGTGGCGCCACGTCATTCCGCCATCATCATGGGTTAACCCAAGGGGCTTCGGCCCCTTTGTTTTTCAGGAGGCCCAATGGCCGGATTAACCAAAGAGCAGCGCGCCCAGCGTGAAGCGGAAAAGCTTGCAGCTCAGCAGGGTATTGAGCTGGTGGTCATGGTACGTGACACCCCAGAATTCCCCGGCGGCCCGCTGAGCGCTGAGGTTCACCCTGACGAGGTGGATAACTGGCTGGCGCTGGACTGGCGTCTGGAGGAATAACCATGCTGGTTGCCGATCCCCATTCGCCTGACTTCAACAGCTACGCCAGCGTTATTGACCTGCGCACGTTCGCGGCGGGGCGCGGGTATGCCGTTCCTGCGGATGATGGCGAATGTAGCCAGATGCTGATGCAGGCAATGGACTTTCTGGAAGGGAAGGCCTGGCGCGGTCAGCGTTCCAGCGCATCACAGCCTCTATCCTGGCCGCGTTCCGGCGTGCGCTTCGATGGTGTTGACCTGCCGAATGATGCGATTCCACAGCGCCTGATTGATGCTCAATGCCGCCTGGCTATTGAGTCGCAGGAGATTGACCTCACCCCGTCGGTCGATGGCGGTGGGGCGGTGGTCATGGAGCGCGTAGAGGGCGCAGTCACGGTCCAGTACGAACCAGGCACGAATAAGGCAGCGCCGTCATTCCCCTGGCTCTACTCCTCGTTGCGTGGGCTGGTGGTGGGCGGCAATCAGATCCGCATCGAAAGGGGGTGATATGCCAATCGACTACCGCCGCATGCGAAACACCGCAACGCGATTGCTGACCGAGAACGGGAAGGCTTATCCGCTTACCCGCGGTGGCGGCACTACCCGCGATCAGTTCGGCAAAGAGGTAACCACCCCGGCTATCACTGCGACCGTCACTGGCGTTGTCACTGAATACTCATCTCGTGAAATAGATGGCTCTCTGATTACTACTGGCGATAAGAAGCTGGCGGCCACAGCCGTAACGGAAGTGCGTATTGACGACCGCATCGAGATCGACGGCAAAGCATGGCGGGTGGTGCAGCCTAATCCGGTTAAGCCTGCCGATGTACTCATCTCCTACAACATCCAGCTGAGGGCATGACTATGGCCAGTTCTGCTAATCAGCCGTTCCTGGCTGCCATTCAGTTATTTGTGGATAGTTCGAAGCAGGATATGGATCAGGTGGTGCGCCGGACGGGCATTAAAATCCTCGCTCAACTGGTTGAGATGTCCCCGGTGGGCCAGCCGGATATCTGGCAGGTCAACCAGACCGCGACGGCGTACAACACTGCGGTGCGGGAGCATAACGCGGCTCTTCGCGATGATCCTGCCAACCTGAGCAAATCGGGACGGCTTAAGCGTGGTCTGCGCGTCAACGACTCGATGGATATCAAAAAGCCTGAGGGCTATGTCGGCGGGCGCTTCAAAAACAACTGGTATGTGGGTTTCGACAGCCAGCCTACTCAGTCCAACGATACACCGGACGCTTCCGGCCAGGGTTCAAACTCCCGTGGCATGGCGGTGCTTGAGGTGTTCAGGGTGGGCCAGGTCAGCTCGATTTATTTCACCAATAATCTGCCTTATGCGGCAGCGCTTGAGAACGGGCACTCTGGTCAGGCGCCCGGTGGCATGGTGGGTATCACTGCGCTGGATGCCGCGCAAATGTTCCGTGAGGCAATGAGCGAGGTGCGCAATGGCCTGTGATCAGTCAATGCGTATCGCTGGTCTACTGGAGAGCCGTGTTGCGGTTATCTGCTCGTCGCTTGGCCTGCAGGTGGCTTGGCCAAACATTGCGTTCACTCCCCCGGATAATGCGCCTTACGGGCGTGTTTACGTTCTGCCGGCGCAAACCGTGGGGCAGGACCTGGAAGGCCAGTTGCGTACGTACCAGGGTATCCTGCAGCTCAACATTATCGCTCCTGCCGGCAGCGGCGTGACGCAGGCCAGGGGGCTGGCAACGTCTGTCGCAGATGCTTTCCCCGAAGGTCTTCCGCTGGTGGATGGTGACCTGACCGTATACATCAATAGCCCGCCGCAGGTGCGCCAGCCGCTACAGGATCGTCCGACATCTGCACCCAACGGCAGTAGTGGTTCCATCACCTATACCACCCCCGTCAGCATGCAGTACCGCGCTGATTACTGACCCGCCATCCGGCGGGTTTTTTGTTACATCAATTCAGGAGAATGCAATGGCATTCGCAATCCCTAACGGGTCACGTGTGAACGTGGCCAAGGCCTATCTTGCGCCGATTATCTTCACTGCGGCATCCAATGCGACGGAATGCGAACTGACCGTTGCCTCGGCTGCCGGCATTCTCGCGGGCGATGTTGTTCAGGTCAATTCTGGCTGGCTGAAGCTCGACAGTATGGTGCTGCGTGTTAAGTCCGTCACGAGCACAAAACTCGTGCTGGAGGCGTTCGATACCACAGATACTTCCAAATTCCCGGCGGGTACTGGTGCAGGCACGCTGCGTAAAATCGATTCGTGGATCACCATGCCTCAGGTCATGACACTGTCCACCGAGGGCGGTGACCAGCAGACCATCAGCATTCAGTTCCTGGAAGATGATAAGGCCCGAACCATCCCTACGTTTAAAAACGCCGTAGTGCAGGTCTATACCTTCGCTCATGATCCTCTGCTGGCTATCTACAAACGTCTGATTGAGCTGGATGAATCGAGCGATACCACGGCAATCTGGTTTAACAATAAACGTGGTAAGGCAGACCGTTACTACTCTGCCAAGGTGTCCTTCCAGAAGGTGCCAAAGACCGAAATCAACGCTGTGGAAAGCAACGAAGCGCGCATGAACTTCGAATCGGATATGCAGATTTACCCGATCGTTGATGCTTCCGCTACGCCGCTGGCGTTCCTGACTGACCTGCCGGCAACCAAGTCTGTTGCCACTGGCGCAGCACTGGATTTGGCTGTAGTCATGCAGGGCGGGTCCGCACCTTATACCTATGTGTGGAAGAAAGACGGCACGGCCATTCCTGGTAAAACTGCATCGACGTTCAACATCCCGTCAGTCGCATCCGGCGATGCTGGTTCCTATACCTGCGAAGTCACCGATGCTGCAGGGAAAACCATCACTTCAGCTGCGTGCGCCGTCACTATCAGCTAACCAATTTAGCCCGGTTCGCTGGGCTAAAAATATGTATCCCATGTGCCAATGTATTGCAGTTGGAATTCGCTGGATGCCTCTGAAATTGCTTTCGAATATACTCACCAAAAAAGAGAGGTTTTATGGATGAGAAAGTGATGGCATTGGCAACGCTCCAGGCAGCTCAGGAAGCTGCGAATTGGGCATTTTGGTCGATGATAGGGACATGGGTTGCGGGTATAGCGACCTTTTTGGCTGTATGTGTTTCCCTTCATCTGGGGCTAAAAAAGCCTAAAGCGCATATTAGTTGCCGAGTTAATGTCGGTATAACGTGGCAAGGACCTTATCAAAAAAAAGGGGTGACAATTGTTATTACAAACCTTGCACTTCATACAGTAAAAGTTACTTCTATAAATTGGACATTCAAAAAAGATATTACGTTTTATCAACCATTCCACTCTCCTTTATCAATGCAATTACCTCAAAAACTAGATTACGGTGAGCAGGCCACTTTTTGGATAGATATTGATGGCAACTCAGAATGGATTGAAAAAATAGCATTAGGTTTGAAAGAGCAAGATGCCAACCCCAAAGATTTTAGATGCGTAATCAGTGTGACTACTGGCGAAAGTTTCACATTTGAAATCGAAAAAACTTTGATGGATAAAATTACAAGTAGTTACCATCAGATTTCAAAGACTGAAAGCCACCAGACATAAGGTGACTTTTTAAATGTAATGTACAAGCTACATATATCCAATTTAAGACCCGCCCCGGCGGGTTTTTCTTTTTTTAAGGAACTGAGATGACCAAATTCTCCCTGATCCCCAACCCAACCTTTTCTGTGACCGCGAGCATTCCACGCGCTGGTGCCGAAGATGGCAAGCTGACCTTCACTTTCCGCCATAAAACGCTGGACGAGCTGCGCGCTATGGATGAGCAACTGCAAAAAAAAGCTGATGGTAAAAAAGCCTCTATCGAACCGCAGGCCGATTACCTGATGGAGATAGTCGAAGGATGGGCGCTGCCGGACGAATTCAACCGCGAAAACGTGGTTGTCCTTCTGAAAAACTACCCTCGCGCGTTCGACAGCATCGGCCTGGCTTACACCAAAGAGCTGATGGGTATCCGCGAAAAAAACTAAGGCAGGTCGCCGCAGCGTTGTATACACCGGGACCGACTCTAGCGGAGCTGAGCGCTTTTGGTTTAACGCCTGAGGACGTGGAAGAAGAGGTGGGGATCCTGCCGTCGGTATGGAAAGCCTTCACCATCTTCTCCACGCTGGCGACTCAGTGGCGTGTTGGCGCGGGTGGGGCGACCGGCCTTGATTACAACGTTCTCCCCTGGGTGTTTGAGTTACACGGGGTTGAAGATGCGGCGGCCTGCATGGCTGACCTTCAAATTATGGAAAGCGAGGCTCTCAAGGTAATGCATAAGGAGACGAAATAATGGCAGACCAGATCGCCTCGATTACTTTGCGGGCCGATGTTTCTGACCTAAAAACTGCCAGCAACGAGCTGGATAAACTCGGTGAAGCCGCGGCCGGTGCCGTTGGTAAAGCTGATGATCTTAACAGCGTTTTCCGCGCTGGTGCTGAGTCTGCAAAGCTGGGTAGCGAAGGTATAAAGGAGCAGCAGGCTGCGCTGAAAGGCTTGCTTGAGAATATAGATCCGGTAAACAAAGCGCTAAACCGGCTGGACGAACAGCAGGCCGCGCTGCGTAACTTCCAGACTAAAGGCTTTCTGGATACCGATGATTTTCAGCACTACAACAAAATCCTGGACGACACCCGTCTCAAACTGACGGATACCGGCGAAGCGGCTGCACGTGCTCAGGCAGAACTGGCCGTGACCCAGGCTACCGAGAAACAATCCGCCGCACTGAAGAACCTGCTGGGTTCCATTGACCCCACGATTCGCGCGTTCAATTCACTGGATGAGCAGCACGCGCAACTGGTGGCTCATTTCGAAGCCGGGCGCATCAGCGGTGCGCAGTTCGAGCACTTCAATACAATCCTCAATCAGACGCGCGAACGGCTCTCAGGCGTTGCTGACGTGTTGCCTGAGGCACTATCCCGGCAGGAGGCAGCTGCGCGTCGCGCTGGTATCTCTGTTGGTCAGTATAATCAGGCGCTGCGCACCCTTCCGGCCCAGTTCACCGACATCGCCACCCAACTGGCTGGCGGGCAGTCACCGTTCCTGATCCTGCTCCAGCAGGGTGGGCAGATTAAAGACCAGTTTGGTGGGGTTCAGGGGGCGCTGACTGGCATCGGCGAATATATCCGCAGCATGGCCGGGATGATTAACCCAACCACGATTGCGCTGGCCGGTCTGGTCGGCACCATCGGCCTGCTGGCCGCTGCTGCATATAGTTCGTCTGAACAATTCGACCATGTGGCCCGTTCTGTCATCATGATGGGCGGTGCTGGCTTCGCCTCGATGCAGCAGCTCAACCAAGCCGCTGAGGAGGTCGCCGACAAGACAAATACGTCCGTCAGCTCCACCGTCGATACTCTGGTTACACTGAACGATACTGGCAAATATACCTCTAGCCAGATGAAACAGATCGCCACCTCCATTACCCTGATGGGCAAGGCAGGCAGCGACACCAAAGCAGCAATGTCTGACTTCGGCAAGATTGTCAGCGACCCGGTAAAAGGTCTGGCGAGTCTCAATGAGCAATACGGCTTTGTCGATGAAGCCATGATGAAACACATCATCCAGTTGCGTAAGCAGAAGGGGGAAGAGGCTGCGGTGTCAGAGGCGATTCAGCTGTACGCTGACGTCATGACCAAGCGTGCTGAAGAAACGAATAAGGCAACTGATAATATTGGTCGGGTCTGGGATACGCTGAAGAAAAGTGCCTCTGATAACTTCCGGGATATTGGTATTACTGTCCGTGCCTGGGGGAACCAGGTGATCGATATCTTCAACCTGGTAGAAGCGTCGATAAAAGACCTGTTTCTCAATATCACATCGTTGGATGCCAAATTCACTGGCACTGTTGCTGGATGGGCAGAAAAGATACCCGGCGGCGGGGCATTAGCTAATTTCCTCGGTATGGACGTCGAGGCAATGAAAAAGGCTGGGGCAGAAGCAGATAAACAGATCGCAGAGAATAAAAAGCGTTACAACAAGTTGTTGGAACGCGTTACAGCACCTAATGCTCAGACTAATTACGAGGCTGAAGCAAAGGGTGCGGGAGTTTCCGGGGACGGTGGTACCAGTAGCGAGTCCAGGAATGCGGTATCGAAATTTGCCGAAGGCTCAGCCAAAAAAACCAAAGAAGCAAAAGCCACACTCGATGCTGGCGATCGCACCCTTGAGAACTACCGGGCCCAGGCCAGAACGTTAACGGAAACACTCGAGACTCTGCGTCAGACCGGTGATGTTCACGCCAAAAGTACCGAATTCAGCAAACAGCAATCGCGATTTGCTGAGCTGGACGAGGCTGCTAAAACCCGAGCCTTCACCGCGCAGGAGAAATCTCTCCTGTCGAGCCGTGAAGCCATTCTGAATGCAGCTAAGGTTATTGATCAGAAAAACAAGGAAGTTGAGGCCCAGCAGAAGATTAATGGCTTGGCGCAGCAGGCGAATAAGTACGTCACACAGATGGCGGAAAAAACCGATGCATTGCGTGATAGCTCCGGGTTAAGTAGTCGTCAAACGCAGCGCATGATGGAGGAGGCTCAACTCCGTCAGGGCTGGTTGAATGGTAGAGGCAAGCTTGAGGATGCTGGCTATGAGAAAGAGCTGACGGCACTTCGGAACTACTACGCCGAAGAGGACAAGCTGCGTGGTGACTGGAAAGCAGGGGCGGTTAGTGGCTGGAATGAATATCTTGAGGCCGCTACGAATACCTATGACGCCGTGAATAACGTCGCCAGCCCCACGTTAACAGGCCTGAGCGACATGCTGACCGAGCTTATGACAACCGGCAAAGCATCGGTTAAAGAGTTCGGCAAGTCGATGCTTAAGATGATCCTGGACGTGACGAACCGCCTCATGGTGGCCTATGCGGTGCAGGCGGCCATGGGATGGGTTAGTGGCAGTTCGGGTGGTGGCACTACTCCAGGCGGAGCATATGCGAACGCAGCTTCAGGCGTAACTTTCAACGCGAAAGGCGGAGTCTATGAATCTTCGGGTCTCAGTAAATATGTGAACGGTGTCTACGACACTCCTCAGTATTTCGCATTCCAGGGGGCATCTAAGTTCGCCAAAGGTGGCGTATTCGCTGAAGCCGGGGCGGAGGCAATCATGCCGCTCACGCGCGACTCATCAGGTCGTCTCGGGGTAAGAGCCCAGGGGGGGGGCGGTGGGCAACCGCAGGTCAACATAGATATTTATGTCGATAATAAGGGCAACACATCATCAAACTCGTCTGGAGATGGGAATGCCGCAGCAAGGGCGTTAGGAAAGGAAATTGAGGCCAAAGTGACCGAGGTCTTAATGAGGGCTATCAGAAGTGATGGGTTGCTTGGAAGGCAGTTCCAGACAAAATAATAGCCTGAATGTGATCCTGAGAGAGCAATATCATGCGCACCAGGTTACATCAAAGCATCCCTTGGCTATTATGCGCAAACAATATTAATCAGGGAATGATGGTGAATAAAGTCTTCACGGCTGTGGGGTTAGAAATTCCAATTGTTACGAACTTAGGGAATGGTCCAAACGATACCGAGCAAAAGAATATAAATGGGAAAATCTTAAGGAGTATTAGGTGACAAAAGATAGAGTGTTTTGTTTTTTATTTGGTGTGCTCGTGTCGTTTATTTTTGGAGTTGCTGGAAGCTATTGGGGGTATCTCAAATTATCTACAAAAATTGCTGTTCCAAAAACGATTTGCATCATTGACGCGCCAAATTTAGCCATACAAGAGGCTGACAGAGTTCATCGTGAAGCCCTGGGGTTATCTCAAGAACCTGCTAGTGATGGGAAAGATCCTCTGCGCGGATTCAATCGTTGCCAAGAAAAAGTTGACAGTAGCGCTAATGATCTTGAATTCGCTTTAAATATGTACAAAGAAATGAAAGAGAATCGCGGCAAGTGAAAGTCATAATTGGCAAGCTATAAACCCAGCTCCGGCTGGGTTTTTTTATGGAGTAAATATGGCAGTTGCAACCTACAACTGGCACTCGCAACTCGGCGCGGGTGTCATCGAATACAGCCAGACGGTACGGTCGGCACAGTTCGGTGATGGTTATGAGCAGGTGGCCGAGAACGGCATAAATTCCACGGCCATTCAGGTGCCGATGAAGCATGTTGGTTCTGATGCTGAGGTGAATACTGTTCGTGACTTCCTTCTGGCACATACAGTGAAAGCTTTCATCATCACGCCGCCAGGCGAAGAGAAGGGGCTTTATCGTGTCGTGGCAAATTCAGTGCGAAAGAACCAGATCAGCAGCAAATTCGCTGAGCTGACTTTCACCATTAAACGGGCTTATGGAGTGTACGCATAATGGCATTCGTCGATCAGGCGGCAATGCTGGCACCGGGTGGCAGGGTCCGCCTGGTCGAAGTAGACGCTTCAGAGTTCAGCGGTGGGATCCACCGCTTCCATTACAGCCCATTTCCTCATACCCCCGCCGAAATTGAAGCGGCGAACAGCGATGAATCCAGACTGGGACCGAAGCCGATAATTTGGGATGGCAAAACCTTCGACTTCTGGCCCTTCCAGATTTCTGACCTCGCACTTTCAACCGACCAGGCCGCAGAACCGAAGCTGAGCGTGTCTAATCTCGATGGTCATATCACCGTGCTGTGTCTCCAGTTCAAGGACATGGTGAATGCAAAGGTGAGTATCATCGATACCTATGCCGTTTATCTTGATGCGGCTAACTTCCCCGGTGGCATAAACCCAACGGCAGATCCGACGATGTTCACGATACAGACCTTCTGGCTGGACACGAAAACCTCTGAGGATGATGAGGTGGTTACTTGGGCGTTGAGTAGTCCGGCTGATTTGCAGGGGCTAGTCATCCCAACCCGCCAAATTACATCTCTGTGCGAATGGGCTCTACGTGGTCAATACCGCAGTGGTGACGGCTGCAGCTACAACGGCATAGCCTATTTCGATGCCAAAGGGAATCCGGTATCGGATCCTTCTCTTGATGTGTGCGGCGGATGCCTTAGTGATTGTCGAAAACGGTTTGGCGCCGGGCTGGAAGAGCCAAACACCGCAATTCTTGATTTCGGCGGTTTCCCGGCAACGGTTTTATTCTCCCGATAAACGGAAATACCAATGAACAAAACTATTATGGCTGCTATCCGGGCGCATGCACTGGAGGAGTCCCCACGCGAGTGCTGCGGCTTTGTCATCCAGTCAGGAAGGCGTCAGCGATATATTCCGGTACCGAACAGTCATGAAAACCCATCTGAGCATTTCCGTATTGATGGTGAGCACTGGGCAAATGCCGAGGACGCAGGAACCATTATTAGAGTCATACACTCCCACCCAGGCGACGGTGCCCGGCCTATTCCGTCCGATTTGGACCGCCAGCAGTGCAATAACTCCAGTGTGGTCTGGGGCATCTACGCGCCGGACTGCGATGAATATGCTGAGTTAACGCCGGACGCTATCCCGCTGATAGGACGCCCGTTCATCCTTGGCTCTCACGACTGCTGGGGGCTGATCATGGACTGGCATGCCACCCAGGGTGTAATGCTGACTGATTTTCGCGTTGAATACCCGTGGTGGGAAAGCCAGTACCCTGACAACCTCTATTTCGATAACTGGGAGCGGGAGGGCTTCATCGAAAGCGACCCGTCACCCGGCTGCATGGTTATCATGCAGGTTGAATCCGGAAAGTGGAACCATGCTGGAATCTTCACTGAGGAGGGCGAGTTACTCCATCATCTCTATGGCCAGCCATCATGCATTACGCCTTACGCCCGCGGGTACTTCAAAGGCCGGACGATGATCTGCGTTCGCCATAAAGACCTGTCACGGGAGATTACGCCATGGCGCGGTTAACGACGATTCGTCTGTATGGCGCCTTGGGTGCCCGATTCGGGCGAGTGCATAAACTGGCGGTACAAACATCTGCTGAAGGGGTAAAGGCACTCTGCATTAACCTGGATGGCCTGGAAAGTTATCTGATGAACGCCAAGAAAAATGGAATGACATTCGCGGTGTTTCGTGGAAAAAGAAACATCGGCGTTGAGGACTTCAAAGAACTGGCCGGTGACAGTGATATCCGCATCGCACCAGTTATGGAAGGTGCAAAGAAGGTTGGTCTGTTTCAGACGATCCTTGGGGCCGTGATGGTTGTGGCTGGCGTTGTAACCGGTGTTCTTACCGGATGGACAGGTGTGGGGCTCACATTCGCTGCCGGTTTGATAATGTCGGGTAGTTCAATGATGGCCGGCGGTATCTACCAGATGCTATCACCCCAACCAAAAGGTCTTCAGGGGCGAGATGATCCCGATAACAAACCTAGTTATGCTTTCGGTGGTTCAGTAAACACCCTGGCGATGGGTAATCCGGTCGCTGCGCTATATGGAGAACGGGAGATCGGCGGCGCCATAATCAGTGCAGGGATTGTTGCAGAAGACATTTAACTTTCAGCACCATAGGTCATGGGTAATCAGCAAAGTGTTATGCTATTTTCTTCAGCATTTCATTATAGGGAAGAGTTTAATGCCAGCAGTAAAAATAGTCGCTGAATGGTTGAAACAGGAAAACGATAATCGTATCGATTCTACTTTGGAGTTTGTCGCCGCTATAAATTCTGGTGGGCATATCAAACCTGAACAAGGTGTGTATGGGGTCATCACTGGATACGGGTATGGCTCTTTCCCTCCGGGCGATTATTCATTCATCAGTAAAATTAGTGATGATCAGAAGTGCCTACGAATAGACTGGGGTCGAGATTACCAGCAATTTAATTCAACAATTGACGTACTTGGAAGGACGTTACGACCAGGGGAAATCATTACCTATTTTGAAAAACCTGGAGCCGAAAATACGTTTGATTATGAGATAACTTCAGTCACGTATTTTGAGTGATAAACCTCAGTAAACACCAACCCGCTTCGGCGGGTTTTTTTATGGATGCTATATGGCCACGATTACTGGTGCAAAAGGCGGCAGCCAGAAGCAGCACACGCCCGTAGAACAGCCGGATTCCGCCCAGTCTATGGCTCGCTGCCGCATGTTGCTGGCGCTGGGTGAGGGCGAGTTTGCAGGCGGCCTGGATGCCACACGTATCTTCCTGGATGGTACGCCGCTGGGCAATGCCGATGGCTCAATGAACTTTGAGAATGTTACGTGGGACTTCCGTCCAGGCACTCAGGTTCAGACGCCAATCCCCGGTTTTCCGGCAGTTGAAAATGAAACCAGCATTGGGACTCCGCTGACGAAAGTCACCCCATGGACTCGAGCTATCAGCAATACCCAGATCGACGCCGTATTGGTACGAGTTGGCATTCCTGGCCTTCAACAGCAGGAGAATGATGGCGATATCGTTGGCACAACTGTTCAGTACCATATCGCTCTTGCCATTGATGGTGGGGTTTACGCTACGGTGATGACCAAAACGGTTACGGAGAAACTCAGTTCTCTCTATGAGTTAACGCACCGCATCAACCTACCGAAAGCGAATACAGGCTGGCAGATTCGAGTTGTCCGGGATACTGCAGATAGTACCAGCCAGATGTTGCAGAACAAAACCCAGGTGCAGGCCATCACAGAGGTGATCGACGCCCGCTTGCGCTACCCGCATACCGCACTGCTGTATGTGTCATTCAACGCAAAGTCGTTCAGCAACATCCCGAAAATTTCTTGTAAACCTAAAGGTCGGGTAATCCGTATCCCTCAGAACTATGACCCGATTGCACGCATATATAGCGGTACATGGGACGGTACATTCAAATGGGGATGGACGAATAATCCTGCATGGATTTGGTTCGATATTCTTACTGAACCTCGCTTCGGTCTTGGTCGCAGGGTTACGCCAGCGATGCTCGATAAATGGGAGTTGTATCGTATAGCCCAGCGCTGCGACCAGAAGGTGCCGGATGGTAAGGGTGGCAGCGGTACCGAGCCTCGTTTTATGTTTGACGTTTATATCCAGGCTCAGGCTGATGCCTGGCAGGTGATTAAGGATATTGCGGCTGGTTTCAATGGTATGACGTTCTGGGGCAACAACATGTTCAATGTTGTCTCTGATATGCCTGCGGATACGTCAAAGCTCCAGATCCTCACCCGTGCCTCGGTGGTCGGGAAACCAACCTATTCCAGCGGCAGTGAAAAGAACCGCTATAGCTCAGCGCTGATAAACTTTAGTGACCCGGATAATCACTATCAGGATCGCACTACGGCAGTGATGTTTCCCGATCTGGTTAAGCAGTTCAAGTTTAAGCAGACGCAACTGACCGCGATTGGCTGTACGAGAGAGAGTGAAGCTCAGCGCCGTGGTGGTTGGGCTGTCTACTCAAACTCTCTGGACCGTATTATCACAGTGCAAACCGGACTCGATGGCTTCGCCTATGTACCTGGGACAGTGTTCGCCTTTGCCGATGAGCGACTGTCTGGCCGTGTCTATGGTGGACGCATTACTGATTACGATGCCGGGCTGAAGTCAATAACTACCGATCGGGGTACAAGTGCCGTACCTGGCGACACGCTGATGATTCGTACCCAGGGCGGTACCGTTGAGAGCAGAACCATTCAGGCGGTTAACGGCCAGCAACTGATACTGGCAACTGCCTTTACCGCTGAGCCGTTACCTAATGCCATTTTTGTTATCGATGCAGGCCAGTTGCGCCTCCAGTATTTCCGCGTAACCAATCTGACATTTAACGATGAAGAGAACACCTACAGTATCACCGGTGCAGAATACAACGGGGCGAAGTACGATGCCGTTGATAACAACGCCCGACTGGATACGCCACCGATTAGTCTGTTACCGACAGGCTTGGTAGGGCAACCGACAAATATCACGATCAGTAGCTACGACTTGGTCCGGCAGGGGCAGCGTATCGCCACTATGGTTGCGAGTTGGGATGCACCAGTAGATAAAAACGGGAAACCTCAGGCAGATATCGTCGCGTACCAGGCACAGTGGAAACGCGGTGATAATGAGTGGAACAACATTCCCGAAACAGGCCTGCGCAATATAGAGGTCGCCGGGATTTTCTCCGGTGATTACCTTGTGCGAGTCCGCGCCATTAATTCTGGTGGCGCTTCCAGTCTGTGGGCATCTTCTGTTCTGACTCATCTCACAGGGCGTATAGGGGATGTGCCGAAACCGGTTGGCCTGCGCACCACAGCAATCAACTGGGGTATTCAGGTTGACTGGTCCTTCCCGGTTGATACAGGTGACACTCTCCAGACCGAGTTGCAGTATTCAGTAAATGGCAACGGTGATAACCCTCTGTTGCTTGCCGGCGTTCCGTATCCGCAACACACCTACACTCAACTGGGCTTAAAGGCTGGTGTTGAATTTTGGTACCGGGCTCGACTGGTTGACCGCATTGGTAATCAGAGTGACTGGACCGACTGGGTTCGTGGTGAATCTAATGCGAATGCTGACGACTACCTGGGCGACATTGCCGATGACTTCCTCACATCTGCCGACGGTGACCGCCTGACAAGCGACATTGATACCAATCTGGAAGCTGCATTGCAGAACGCGATGGCCAACCATGCAACTGTGGAGCACCAGTGGGCGCAGTACGGCGAGGTACGCGCGGATATTCTGGTGGTTAAAACGACCATTGCGCAGGTCGATAAGGCCATGGCTGAAATGTCCACGCAGGTGCAGGCGCAGTTCAATGATGTGACTGCCGCGCTGGAAGATAAGCTCACCGCCGTGGTTGACGCGACCGGGGCATCTGCAATTTACACCCTCAAAACCGGAGTCCGGATTAACGGTGTGATGTATAACGCCGGGATGTCGATTGCTGTGCTGGCCGAAGCGGGTAAGCCGGTAGTCACCCGCTTCGGGTTTAACGCCAATCAGTTCGTCCTGATGAGTGGCAGCGGCAATACGCAATATTCTCCGTTTGCTGTCATCAACGGTCAGGTATTTATCAGCGATGCTTTTATTCAGTATGGCCAAATCACGCTGGCAAAAATTGGTGAGCTGCGGTCCGCTAATTATGTACAGGGGCAAACCGGCACCATTATGAAATCAGACGGGACGTTTGAAATGAATGGGGCGGTTGCCGGGGAGGGTGCAACGAAAATGACCAATCTCAATTACAGCGTTAAAGATGGTAATGGCGTTCTCCGCGTGCAGATTGGCAAATTAACAGGGGTATTCTGATGTCATGGGGAATTCAGACGTGGGACGCAAATGGCGTCCCGAATAACTACGGCATTAAACCTGTTTCTGTGGTGGGAATCATCGATTTTGCTTTAGGTCAGAAAACAGGAAGCTACCAGTTCAACCTTGAGCCTGGCTTAAAGGTTGGGTTTGCAGTTGGTACTCTGGAGGATAAAGGGACAATAAGTTATACAGACAAAAGAAGCATTATTGCCTCAGGAAACACCATAACAATACAGCCTTCTGGTGGTGATGGGATTAATGATTATCCGGCAATCAAAGTGCAGTTAATCGTGTTTGCGGAGACTGCATAGATGGCAAAATATTGCGCATTAATTTCATTACCTAACGGGAACCCTTTTATCACGCCTGATTCCACACCAATGACGCTTTACCGAAAAGTCACTGTAAACTCAACTTTGGGGGGAGATTTTAACAGTGCTTCGGCGTCCGTGACTGTCGACGGGCAGAAGGGAGGGATTGCATTTGCACGAACCAGCGCCCCGGCGAAGATATCAGCTTCAAAAACTGGTAATACGTTCAGTGTTGATGCGTCTAATTACAGAGGATCGGCTTTTGTTCTTGAGGCGTATTTTTTTGCCATATATCCGCTTACCCTTCCGGCCTGGGGTGTGGCTATATGGGATGCCGAAGGGACACTGGTACTTACGAATGAGTCCCGGGTATTAAGCGACCTTACAACTATAGGTTCACCAGGTGCTGTAAGTGGTGGGCTTAACATCGATACATACATACCAGGCAAATGGGCCGTAAACCCGATGGGGCTGGGATCTGTTCTCCTCCATGCTGGTTCGGCACCCGGTGGACAGCCAATAATTCAGTCTGTGGATGTGGGTACAGGTTGCTTCAATGACGGTGTGGGAACGAGAATAAAAGGACTTTCATCAACAACAGCAAGCGGCTCTTCAGTCGGAACGACGAATAGCGGAATTGTGATAACGGCGATAAACACAGCCGCATATGATTAAACCGATCGATTTAAACGATCAATTTAAGGATATTGATCTATTAAAACTATTTTTATTATTTAATGCCATTGGTTATTTTTTTTATTTAAATAATTAGTTCTGGTGTCGAAATGAAAAATATAATCATTCCAGTTATTGTCTGTTTGGTGCTTTCAGCCTGTTCAGGACCTGTTCTGGAGAAACAGAAACCGGTTTGTCAGGCTGAGTTAGTGCTTGGTGGACAGCCCCAGTCAGTGCAAATTTACGGTGTGCGAAAAGTTGTTAATCAGACTGAGTACAGGGCCGGTTATCCCTTTAACTGGCGATGGGTGAATAAAAATAATTTCACCAGTTCGAATTGCCCTCAATGAAATACCAAAATAACCCGCTCCGGCGGGTTTTTTATTATCTGAATTCAGGAGATATCCATGTCAGCAGGAACTTTAACCCTGACGAATAACTCTGCTGCGGTCGCTGGCAACGGGACCGCGTTTACCACCGAGGTGGCGGCCGGAGATTTTATTGTTGTCACTGTCGGCGGCGTTCCCTATACGCTCCCGATTAAATCAGTGGAAAGCGGTACAGCGTTGACGCTGGTAAGCAATTTCACCGGGCCAACACAGGCTGGCGCGGCCTGGTCAGCTGTTCCCCGTATGGCGCTGAATATGGTCACCGCGGCGCTGGTGGCACAAAGCGCAGAAGCCCTGCGCGGACTGAACTACGACAAACAGAACTGGCAACTTTTATTCTCTGCGAACGGCAATATTACTGTCAGGCTTCCTGACAATTCGGAGTTTACTGGACCATCATGGAAAAGCATTATTGAGCGGGTCAATAATGCTTTGTTGAAAAGTGAGGCCCTGGCCGATCTGCCTGATAAAAATGCAGCCCGCGATAATCTCACTTTGGGAAACTCTCAGGACGTTACGTTCGGTAGTGTTCTTGGCACCCGTGGCGTCAATTCGGTGGCGGGTGGGTCGGGTACAGGCGTCAAAAGCACTGCTGGCGTCAAGAAGGATATTTTACTGACGTCGAATAACGTTGATGGTGAACTGGGCTGGATGATGAACCAGCTGCAGGGGTGGATGGGGAATTCGTTCTATCAGTTTGGCGGGATACGAGGTGCGGGTAATTATCTGGATGCCATTGCTCTAATCGCGAATAGTTTTGGAGCAGGAGCGAACACATACCGTTTCAACTTTCTTTCTGGTTATGGTGGGGTTATACAATCACCACGTGGTTTCTGGGGACAGTGCGGATCGGGTGGCTGGGGGGATGTTGATGGTCCATGGACCACCCCTTACTGGTCCGCCATTGTTGGTGGAAATGATGGTGGCTGGGCTCCAATCGTTTCTGGTGGTTCTTCTGCATCGGGTGGGTGGAGTACTCGTCTGTCACTGGGACTCATTTCTAATGGTGCCAATGGCTGGCCACATGGCGTCTTACATTTTATGGGCGATGCCAGATATCACAGGATGTTCAGATTCAATCCTCAGTCTGGTGATATCACTACTGACGTATGGAACGAATCCGGGTCAAACTGGCAGGGATCGTACGTGTTCGCCAAGAATGCGACATCAGACCGCGATCTAAAAGAAGATATCCAATATCGGGACGGGAAAGACAGTTTCGACCGTGTCATGCAGTGGTTACCGACCATGTTTAAGTATAAGGGGTCGGATACACAGCGTTTTGGCCTTATTGCCCAGGATCTGACTAAAGTTGATCCGCAGTACGTAAAGATAGTGCCTGGTGGACCTGTTTTTGAGGACGTTGTTGGTGTGGATGAGTCCGGTAACGAATATGTTGACCATCAGATTGAGGTTGGTCTCAAAGACGATACCCTTGCCCTTGATAATAATGTCATTATGGCCGATATGGCATGCGCTATGGTTTATATGGGCAGAGCGATGAAGGATCAGATGTCTGAACTCAATTCCCTGAAGAATGTGATTGAGACGCTGAAAGGTAGCCAGCAAAATTGA